TCACAGGAAGCGTCACGTTAGACGGCGGTACTGCTAACGGCGTGGCATTCCTCAACGGTTCCAAAGTCCTGACCACTGGGTCTGCGCTGACGTTTGATGGGACGAACTTTGCAACAACCGGGACATCCTCGGGGAATCGTGTAATTGCCACTTCCACTAGCACTAGCGTCATCCATGTCGACACTAGCGCCAGCGGCTACGGAAAGGTCGGAAACTCCACTTCAATGGGCTGGGAGGCGGGCGCACAGCATATTTTCAATATCAGCACCTCCGAACAAATGCGCCTGACCAGCACAGGGCTGGGTATTGGGACGAGTTCGCCAACACAAAAACTTCATGTTGCTGGTGAAACGCTTATTCAGCCAACAACCGCTTTAAACGCCAAACTGTCAATGCGGCACGGAAGTGTTGCTGCCAACAATTATTTTGAGGTAGACAGTTCTTCAAACACTATTTTTGGAACCAACAACACCGAACGCGCCCGTATCACCAGCGGTGGGTACTTTAAGGCGAGTAATGCTGGTACTTATCAAAATGCGGCTGGTGCATATCACGAATTAAGGCAAACTGCATCTGATTGGATTGGATATTTTGTAAATACAAACGCGACTCCTTATGGAATTCAGTTTGGGCATATAACTGATGCAAATAGCACTGGGAGTCCATTTTTCCAATGCACAGCAGGGGCGGCACTTGGCACGTTAAGAGCAGAAATCCGCTCCAACGGTGGTCTTGCTAACTACCAGTCAAACAATGTAGATCTGTCTGACGCTCGCACCAAGACCGATATCAACCCGCTTGGCTCCTACTGGAGCAAGATTGCTGGGCTGGAGATTGTCAGCTACAAGTACAAAGACCAGACGCACGACGATCTCAACGTCGGTGTGATTGCTCAACAGGTCGAAGCCGTTGCGCCGGAGTTTGTAGACACTGATGGTTTTGGTGACACGCCGGAAGATGGTGTGCCGCTTAAGACGATCTACAACAAAGACCTGACCTTTGCAGCTATCAAAGCCCTGCAAGAAGCAATGGCCCGTATTGAAACGCTTGAAGCCAAGATCGCCGCTCTGGAGGCCAAATAATGAACTGGAACATTTCCCAGCTTGACTGCAAAGTTTCAGAAGGCGATCTGTCTGATGTCTGCATCGTCGCTCACTGGCAGTGCTCGGACACCGTAGACGGCTACTCAGCATCCGTCTATGCGACCTGCTCGCTGCCTTCTCCTGATCCTGAGTCCTTTACCCCCTACGCCAGCCTGACCCAAGAGCAAGTGCTCGGCTGGATCTGGGCGAATGGTGTTGACAAGGACGCGACCGAAGCCGCAGTATTGCAACAGATTGAGAATCAAAAACGCCCAGTGGTAGTAGCGCCACCGCTGCCGTGGGCTGCGTAATGTTTCAAACCGTACTGGTGCGGTCCACCAGGCACTCGCCAGAGTAATCATGGAAAACACTGAAGTAGTAGCGGAACCAACCGCGCCGGAACAGGTAGCGACGCCCGCGCCTGAACCTGTAGCAGTATCGGCGGAAGAGCAACAAACTACAATCAAGACGTTCACTCAAGAAGAAGTGGACTCGATGATTGGCAAGCGTCTCGCAAGAGAGCGTAGGTCTTGGGAACGTGAGCGTCCGAAGGCGCCAGCAGCGCCCGCAGAACCTGTATCGCAGGATAAGTTTGAGTCGGTCGAAGCGTACGCCGAAGCATTGGCCACGCAGAAAGCCGAGCAGCTTCTCCAGCAACGGGAACTGGAGCGTCAGCAAGCAGCAGTGGTTGAGTCGTACCACGAGAAGGAAGAGCAGGCACGGGATAAGTATGACGACTTCGAGCAAGTCGCCTACAACCCGAGTCTGAAAATCTCGACCGTGATGGCTCAAACAATTCAGGCGTCAGAGATCGGCCCCGACATAGCATATTTTCTCGGGTCCAATCCAAAAGAAGCTGATCGTATCTCTCGTCTATCGCCGTTCTTGCAGGCCAAAGAGATCGGGAAGATTGAGGCCAAAGTGGCCGCCAGTCCGCCCACCAAAAAACCATCCAGCGCTCCAGCGCCGATTCAGCCTGTTGCAGCACGCGCCTCCGGCGCACCGGCTTACGACACCACCGACCCGCGCTCAATCAAAGCAATGAGCACGAGCGACTGGATCGCAGCCGAGCGGCAACGACAGGTCAAGGCGTGGGAAGCGAAACACGGACGTTAATTCAAATTAGGAGTTTTATAGATCATGGCTAACTCAATCCTTACGATTGACATGATCACCCGGAAGGCTCTCGAAATCCTTGAGAACAACCTGGTGATCACCCGGACGGTCAACCGTCAGTACGACGACAGCTTTGCTGTCCAAGGCGCAAAAATCGGCTCCACGCTGCGTATCCGTCTGCCGGACCGCGCACTGGTGACCGACGGTGCTGCGCTGCAAGTTCAAGACGACAACGAGCAGTTCACCACTCTGACTGTTTCGAGCCAAAAGCACATCGGCGTGAACTTCACGACCGCTGAGCTGACCATGCAGCTCGATGACTTCGCAGAGCGTGTGCTGAAGCCTCGTATTAGTCAGCTTGCCTCTAGCATCGACGCTGACGTTGCCAACAGCTTCAAGAGCATCTACCAGTCGGTTGGTACCCCTGGCACCACGCCCGGAACCAGCCTGGTGCTGCTGCAAGGCCAACAGAAGCTGAACGAAGCCGCTGCGGTCATGGCTCCCCGCTATGCCACCGTCAACCCGGCTGCGAACGCTGGCCTCGTCGAAGGCATGAAGGGTCTGTTCAACCCCACCAACACCATCAGCCGTCAGTTCAAGAATGGCCTGATGGGCGAGGGTGTGCTGGGCTTTGAAGAGATCAGCATGTCGCAGTCGATCAAGCAGCACACCACCGGCACCCGCACGGGTTCGCACACGGTGACCAGCGCTGTGACGGCTCAAGGCTCAACCACGATCCTGATCACGGGCACTGGCACGCAGACGATCAAGCAAGGTGACGTGTTCACCGTTGCCAACGTCTACGCTGTCAACCCGCAGACTCGTGAGTCGACCGGCAGCCTGCAACAGTTCGTGGCCACTGCGGACGCAACCGCCACCGGCGGCGCGTACACCGTCAGCGTCAGCCCCGCGATGTACACCTCCGGCCATGCGCTTGCGACGATCGATGCGTTCCCGCAAGCCAGCGCTGTGGTGACCTTCTTGGGTAGCGCCAGCACTCAGTACCCGCAAAACCTGGTCTATCACAAAGATGCGATCACGTTTGCGACCGCTGATCTGCTGATGCCGCAAGGTGTCGATATGGCATCTCGTCAGGTTCACAACGGCATCTCGATGCGTATCGTACGGCAATACGATATCAATAACGATAGACTGCCATGTCGCATCGATGTACTTTATGGCTTCTCGGTCATCCGTCCGCAAATGGGCGTACGCCTCTGGGGCTAACGTCTAATACGAGGCTAGTAGGGATCTACTAGCCTCGTTTCTATTTAATTTGAAAGGATTAAATCATGGCTCTTCCTAATGGTGCTGGTGGCTATCAAGTCGGTGACGGTAATCTCGACGAAGCCGTCATGGGCGTACAAACCATCCCCGCGACGCTGACGGGCGACACGACTCTGACCGGCGCTCAAATGGCGATCGGTCTGGTTGTTTGCCAGAAAGCTAGCGATGCAACGCTGACGGTTACGCTTGCGACCGCAGCGCAGCTTGACGCCGCGATCCCGAGTGCTAAAGTTGGCTCGTCGTTTGAACTGACGATCACCAACAATAACAACACGGGCTCGTCGTCGACTGTTCCTGTCACTACCGGGACTGGCATTACTGTCTACGGTTCGGTCACGGTTCCGCGTTTTGGCGCGCATACCTACCGACTGGTCAAGACTGGTGATGCTGCTTGGTCTGCGTTCCTGAAGTAATAACCGGAGTCGCTAATGGCTAACAACAAGCCTGTAGGTGTTGCGTACTCTGACCCTGCGCTCACAGCGTTCTATCTCAACGCCCCAGTTACTGAAACTGCCAGTTTCACGCTGGGCGATGATGAGAACTATGTGGTGTGTAACGGTTCCGCTGCCAACGTCTCCGTGACGTTGCCTAGCGGCTCTGCTTACATCGGTCGGACCGTGACTATCAAAAACCTGTCTGCAACCTATACGGTGATCTCGGCGTCGACGAACGTCAGACCAGTCAACTCAGCTACCCTCGGCACGGCGATCCTCGCCGCGACCGCAGGTAAGTGGGCGACGCTGGTTTGCGAAGACGGCACCAACTGGGTCATCATGGCTGCTGGCTAACCTGGCGGGGGCTTCGGCCCCCGACTTTTATGCCCATCATCTATCTGCGTCATCCGCGCCACGGCGAGAAGGTTGCCATTTCTGACCTGGAAGCGGAGTATGATGAACAAAACGGCTGGTCGCGCTATACTCCCGGTGAGTCACAGCCCGAGCCAGTGAACGAACTGCGCCCGCGTCGTCGCCGGGAGGCCAAGGATGCAGAGTTACTATGACGTCGTAACGGATTCCGGCAACCGCCCGATTGCGGGTGCGCAGGTATTCGTCTACAACTACGACGGCACGCTTGCTACGCTGTATGGCGATCAGGCTCTGCTCTCAACGACGGTTCTGGCAAGCAACGGCACGCCTTACATCGTTAACCAAGACCTTCTTAGCCCGCAGGCCAATCCAATTGTCACGGGCGCTGACGGCAAGTTTCTGTTCTTTGCGGCCAACGGTGTGTACAGCGTTGTCATCACGGCAGACAACTACGACACCCGCACGCTGGTCGCCACGCTGAACGACCCAACGCCCCCTGCGCCGTCGGTCAGCCCTTACGTCACGTTTGCGCTGTCGTCAGCATCGCCCAACGCTACGGTCAACGTAGTGTCGATGGCGCCTGTAGCGCCAACTGCAAACTCAGACTTGGCGCTGGTGCCTAAAGGCAATGGTGCGCTGCTTGCACAGGTTCCGACAGGTACGACTGCTGGTGGTAATAAGCGTGGTCAATATGCCGTTGACTTAGTTGGTTTTAGGCTCAATGCTGCAAATGTTGCAAGCGGCGATTACTCCTTTCTTGGTGGCGGGAGTGACAACAAGGCTTCCAATTTCTACAGTGCTGTTGTAGGGGGGGCTGGAAACTTTGCCACAGGCAACAGTTCGTTTGTTGGCGGCGGCCTAGATAACAAAGCAAACAACCTTGCCAGCGTTGTTGCGGGCGGTCGGTTGAATGTGGCCAGCGGCGACTACTCTGCGATTGGGGGTGGCCGAGAGCATATTGCAAACAGCGCGTTTTCAACGGTTTCAGGCGGCGCTTACGGGTCAACCCGAGGCGTAATTGGCTACCATGCCTTTCCAGCCTGTAACGGCCCTATTCTGCCGGTTCCAGGCGGGCTTTCGCAAGCTGGTTTGCTGGTGCTTGGTGCCGAGACAACTGACGCGACGCCAACTGTTATCCGCAGCAATACATCCGCCGCAAGCACGACTAACCAGCTCATTCTGCCAAACAATAGCGCCTATTATTTTAAAGGCTCCGTGATTGCCAACGTAACTGGAGCAGGCGATACAAAATCATGGACGTTTGATGGGCAGATTAAACGCGGCGCCAACGCTGCGGCTACGACACTGACAGGCTCGACGGTGAGCAGCCCGTATGCCGATGCTGGTGCGTCTACTTGGGCGGCGGCGTTGACTGCCGACACGACAAATGGCGGCCTTGCAGTTACCGTAACGGGCCAAGCTGGAACCACTATTCGGTGGGTGTGCAAACTAGAAACCACTGAGGTAGCGTACTAACATGACTGTACTCACGCTTAGCGGTAACGAGGCTACAGCAGGCGACTTGATCAACGGTGCGCTGCGGCTGCTTGGCGTGCTGGCGGAGGCCGAAACACCTTCGTCAGCCATGTCGGAAGACGCGCTGATTGCCATGAACGAGATGATCGAGTCATGGAACACCGAACGGCTCGCGGTGTTCTCGACGCAGGATCAGGTCTTTAGCTGGCCCGCCACGGCGATCAGCCGCACGCTCGGGCCAACAGGCGACTTTGTGGGCAACCGCCCAATTATGATTGACGACTCGACCTACTTCAAAGACCCGACCACCGGCGTCTCGTACGGCTTGAAACTCATTAACCAGCAGCAGTACAACGGGATTGCGTTAAAGACGGTGAGCAGCACCTATCCGCAGGTCATGTGGACCAACATGACGTTCCCCAACGTCGAGATGTACATCTACCCAGTGCCCACGCGGGTGCTGGAGTTTCACATTGTGTCGGTGCAAGAGCTGACGCAGCCTGCCGCGCTCAGCACCCCGATTCTGTTTCCGCCAGGCTACTTCCGCTGCTTTCGCTACAACCTGGCGTGCGAGATCGCGCCCGAGTACGGCGTCGAGCCGTCGCGGCAAGTGCAGCGGATTGCGATGACGTCCAAGCGCAACCTGAAGCGCATCAACAATCCTGACGACCTGATGTCGATCCCGTACAGCATCGTTGGGAATCGCCAGCGCTACAATATCTACGCGGGCAATTTCTGATGAAATCGCCCATCCTCGGCGCCGCTTATGTTGCCCGCAGCATCAACGCTGCGGACAACCGGCTCGTCAACATGTACCCGGAGTCCACCCCGGATGGCGGCAAGACGGCGGCGTACTTTCAGCGGGTGCCGGGAATCTCAGGCATTTTTCCGCTAGGCGGCACCGGCAGCGTTCGCGGCATGTGGGTTGTGAAGGGCGTGCTGTACGCGGTTGTCGGCACGCGGTTCATATCGCTAACAGGCATTGGCACAAGTATCGTCACGCCCACTACTATCAGCTCCAGCATCTCTGGCACCGGGCCTGTCAGCATGGTGGACAACGGCATACAGATCTTCATCGCCACCAACCCAGACGGCTACATCTACAACATCAACACGACGGCGTTTGCAAAGATCGGCGACCCCGACTTTCCAGGCGCTGTCACCGTAGGCTACATCAACGGCTATTTTGTGTTCAATGAGCCAAACAGCCAGCGCGTGTGGGTAACGGAACTGTTTGATGGTACCAGCGTCGACCCGCTGTCGTTTGCAAGCGCAGAAGCCTCGCCAGACAACGTGGTGTCGCTGATTGTCGATCACAAAGAAATCTGGATCTTCGGCAACAACTCGACCGAGGTCTGGTACGACGCTGGCCAGCCAGACTACCCGCTTGCCCCCATCCAAGGCGCGTTTCTTGAGACAGGCTGCGCTGCGCCGTACTCGGTCGCCAAGATGGACAACAGCGTCTTTTGGCTGTCGGCTGACGCGCGTGGCTTTGGTATGGTCTACCGCGCCCGTGGCTACCAGCCGCAGCGCATCTCGACGCACGCCATCGAGTACGCTATCCAGACGTACTCAACAATCTCGGACGCTATCGCTTACACCTACCAGCAAGACGGTCACCTCTTCTATGTGCTGACGTTCCCCACTGCCAATGTCACGTGGGTCTACGATGCGGCTACCACTATGTGGCACCAGCGCGGCTATATCTCTAGCACTACCGGCGAGCTGAACCGTCACACGCCAACTTGCATAGCGGCGCTTGGTACGCGCGTATACGTAGGGCATGACACTGAGCCTGAGATTGGCTACTACGATTTCTCGTACGTCAATAATGAATTCACCAACGCAAGCCGGCAGGTGTGGCTGCGGTCGTGGCGGGCGTTGCCGTCAGGCGAAAACACGCTAAAACGCACAGCGCAGCACAGTCTGCAACTTGATTGCGAGGCGGGCACGTCTTCGGTAGCCGTGGTCAGCACCACCGGCGCTTCATCAGAAATGCTTGCCAGTTTGCGCTGGTCAGACGACGGCGGGCATACGTGGTCTAACCTCCACACCGTGTCGATGGGCTATGAAGGCCAGACCGGCCAGCGCGTGATTTGGCGCCGGCTGGGCATGACCACCAAGCTGCGCGATCGCGTCTATGAGGTCAGCGGATCTGGCTTTGGTAACGTCGCCATCATGGGCGCCGAGTTGCTTGCGAGCGGCACCAATGCCTAATATCACGCGCATCCCCGCGCAACGTGTGCCGGTTATCGAAGGGCCGGACAACACTATGCAGCGGGAGTGGTACCGCTTCTTCAACAACTCGTTCACGCTCTTGGGGCTGGGGCAAAATCAGTTTACGCTGGAAGACTTGCAGGTTGACCCGGCGGCACAGACACCTCAACTTGTAACGACGCGGTACGGCTATTTCTACGACACCACTACGCAAACCGCCGCATCGATCAACACCGCGTACGGCATGACGTTCAACTCGGTTGGCTTTAGTCGAGGTGTGACCATTGGCACGCCGACGTCGCGCATCTATGTTGATCGACCTGGGCTATACAACATCCAGTTTTCCGCTCAGCTTGATAAGATTTCTGGCGGCACAGCGTTCATCTACATTTGGCTTCGGCATAATGGCGTAGATGTCGATTACTCGGCTACGCAGATCCGCATTCAAGGTAACAACGCTGAGATTGTAGCGGCGTGGAATTTCATCCAACTGATGAACACTGGCGACTATTTTGAGCTGATGTGGTCAACTGATGACACTGATTGCCAACTGCTCGCCACCGCTGCGTCAGCGCCCGTGCCATCCATTCCATCAGTCATCTTGACCGTGACAAATAATCTTTGAGGCTCGTATGGCTACGATTGCACCAGTATTCAAGTTTCAGTTTTTGGATGGCAACGGCAATCCGTTGACGGCTGGCAAGCTGTACACCTACTTCAACGGGACTACCGTACCCCGTACGACGTACACGACCGCCGCAGAGACGACGCCCAACACCAACCCGATCATTCTTGACTCCGCAGGCCGCGCTGACATCTTCTTGACGGCTGGGGTAGCGTATAAGTTTGTACTTGCTAACGCAGGCAATGTCACGCAGTACACCGTCGACAACATCACTTCAGCCGGTACGATGTCGACGCAAAACTCTAATTTTGTCACCATCACGGGCGGCACAATCAGCGGCGTCACCATCACCGGTCCGATCACCGGCGACGTTACCGGCAACCTGACGGGCAACGTCACTGGCAACCTGACCGGCAATGTGACGGGCGGCGCCATCGTCGGCGCGTCGTACAACGGCGGTCAGCTTGCGGGTCTGCGCAACAAGATCATCAACGGCGCAGTGCTTGTTAATCAGCGCCGCCAAGTAGGGTTCGTAGGGACCACCGGCAGTAGCGTGTCAACTAAGTCAAATTCGTTGCAATGCCCAGATAGATGGTCCTTTGTGTCTAGCACAACGGCAGTTATGTCAGTCTATCAAGACGCGGACGGTCCAAGCAGTGCTTTAAATTTAAACACCTGCCTAAAATTTTTAGTGACCACAGCCGACGCATCTCCAGCAGCAACCGAATACTTTTCTGCGGTTCAGACTATTGAAGGGCGAGAGCTATCGTCACTCGTAAATAAAACTTTTACTATTTCGTTTTGGGTAAAATCTTCTGTTATAGGTGTCTATTCACTAGCCTTATGGAGCGAACCGTGGGGGTCAGGACTTAGCAAATCTTACGTTGCTGAGTACAGTATTAGCGCCGCAAACACTTGGGAGTACAAAACAGTTACGGTCATCAATGGATTGCCAAGCACTACTCAGTGGTATTTGACGGATTCAGTAGTCGGGCTGACTGTAGGCTGGGCACTCTACAGCGGAAGCACTTACAGCACCAGTGCAACCGGCGCTTGGAACAATGCGTCGTTCCTTGCGGCAACAAGCCAAGTCAATGCAGTGGCAACAAATGGAAATGTGTTTGCGATTACAGGTATGCAGCTTGAGACGGGATCTGTGGCTACTCCGTTCGAACACCGCGCGTTTGGGCTGGAGTACGGGCTTTGCTTACGGTACTACGAAAAATCGTTTAGCTACGGCACTACTGCCGCGCAAAATACGGCAACAACTGACGGCGCCGCGTACGGCGTCGCTGCCTTTGGCAACCAAGCCTTTGGCGCTAACGTCCGTTTTGCGGCGCCTAAACCGCTTAACCCCACTATTACTACATACGCTCCCGACGCAACCTCGGCCAATTGGTCTACAAACATCACGACACCTACTGCCACTGCCGTAAACATTGGCACAAATGGATTTGCTATCCGAGGCAGCACGTCTACGACTGCTGGCAACGCATACTCAATCCATTGGGACGCCAACGCGGAGCTATGACATGCCCATCACCGCTAGGACGTTGGTTGAATCCAAAGCAGTTGAGCAGGTGCAGACAACCCAGTACACTGCGCCCACCACCGCTACGATCATTGACAAGATGACCGCTATAAACTACAGCGCTGCGGTCCGAACGATCAGCGTCAACATCGTACCGGCGGGGCAGACTGCGGCGAGCAGCAATCTGGTCGTGCAGAACAAGTCGCTACAGCCTGGCGAAGCGTATACATTTCCTGAGATTGCAGGCCACATCCTGACCTTGGGCGATTCCATCTCAACGCTTGGCAGTCTTGCAGCGTCTATGAGCTTACGAGTTAGCGGTCGAGAGATCAGCTAGGAGAACAAAGTGGCCACGATAACCGCCAACGAAGTTAAACGAGCGTTAGCTGATGTAGGTATTGTTTACGATAACAACGGTTTTGTTGACGTAAGAAACGGAACGCGCCTTACCGTTGAGGATGCTGCTGGCTTTCTTCCGGTTGCTCAATTTACCACCTCTGAAAAATCTCACGAACAACTTTTGCGAGATTTAGTTGACTCGCCAACTGACAAAAACACGTTGTTTGTACCAGAAGAAGAAAGAGCACAGATACTTAGCCGGATTAACACAATAAACAGCACCACGCCCCGGCGTCGCGGTGGCTTTGGTGGGTTCTTAGGCGATTTGTTTGGTGGCGTTAGTGAAGTAGTCAACGCCGTTGCAAACCCGATCGCCAACGCGCTTGGCGTGCATCCGGACGTCGTAAAGGTGGCGGGTGCGGCGCTCGGCATGTACTACGCGCCTGGCATTGGCTTTACTGACGCGGCGGGCTCTGCGGTGTCGGACGCTGCGGCGGCGGAGATGATTGCGGCCTACGGTGCGGACGCGCTGACGGCTGCTGGTCAAATGGACGCAGCGGCAGCGCTGGCCTCGGCTGCGCCGGCTGCTGCGGCGCCCGCCGCCACCGCGTTCCCGGTCGCCACCTCGCCGCTGGCGACGATGGGCGCAGCGACGCCGTTGACTGCGGCAGAGCTTGCTGCTGCGGACGCCAGCGCAGGATTGCTTGGGTCGTCTAACGCGCTTGCTCCTGGGGCTGCTGCAACAAGTGTAGGTGTGGCTAACGCGCTTAGCCCCGAGGCGTTAGCGGCTTACGATGCGTCCGTGGGCTTGACTGCTGGCGGCGTGCCGGCGACGCTCAGTCCTGAGGCGTTAGCTGCGTATGACGCCTCTGTAGGTTTAACTGCCGGAACCGGCGCTGGTGCTGGTGCTGGTGCTGGTGCTGGTGCTGCCGGCACTATCAGCGGCTACGGCGGCGCGGGCGACGTTCTTGACCCCGTAACGGGCTCCGTTATCAGCGGAGCCGACGCTGCGGCCATCACAGGCGCTGGCTTCAATCTTAGTGACTTTGCCAAACTTGCCAAAGACTACGGCGTACCATTGTCTGCGCTGGTGAGCGCTGTCACCGGCTCCCGCGCGGCCACGGACGCTGCAAACATCCAAGCAGAGTCAGCCCGTGAGGCGCGAGCGCTTGCGGAGAAGATGTTCAACGAGCAGAAGGCGCTGCAAGAGCCCTACCGCGCGGCGGGCATCACGGCGCAGAATCAGCTCCTCAACCTGCTTGGGCTGTCGGGCAACACGGCAGCGGCTGAATACGGCAAGTTCGCGCGTCCATTTGGCATGTCAGACTTTCAGGCTGACCCCGGCTATGCGTTCCGGCTGAGCGAAGGCATGAAAGCGCTTGAGGCCAGCCGCGCCGCGAAGGGCGGTCTGCTGTCCGGCGCTACCGGCAAGGCGTTGCAGCGCTACGGTCAAGAGATGGGCTCGCAAGAGTACGGCAACGCCTTCAACCGTTATCAGACCGAGCGCGCCAATAGGCTAAACCCGCTGGCTGGTTTGATGGCGTCGGGTCAGGCGGCAGCAGCAGGCCAAGCGGCAAACGCAGGCAACTACGCTACCACAGCCGGCAACCTGACGACCGACATTGGTGCGGCGCAAGCAGCCGGCGGTATCGGTTCGGCCAACGCAATCACCAACGCGATGAACCAACTTGCGCGGTATAGTGCCGGGCAAAACTTAACGAATCAGATTCGATCGTCCGTATACGCTCCGGTTATCGGTTAAGGACACATCATGCCAATCCAACCCGGACTCGCGCTGCAAGTCAAAGGTCTTGAGCTGCCCGATCCGCTGGCGATGCAAGCGCAGGCCACGCAGATCCAGAACGCCCTTCAGCAACAACGCATGGGCGAGATGCAGATCCAGAACGCCATGCGCGAGCAGCGCCGCACGCAAGAACTTGAAAGCCTTATGGCGGGTTTCTCGCCGGAAGCGCCTGCGCCTGAAGTCGCCCGCAAGTTACAAGAACGGGGCTTCTTCCAGCAAGCCGGCCAGACACTTCAGCAAGCTGCTCTGCGCGACAAAACTGCCCGCGAGGCGCAGGCGGCGCGGTTTACTGAAATAAAAACAAAGGCTGAACTAGCAGGCCGCATCTTCTCGGGCGTGTCCGACCAAGGCTCGTACACCGCCGCCCGGACGCGTGCGATCCAACAAAATCTTGCGACCGCCGATGAAATCCCCGAAGCCTACGACAAGGCTGCTGTTGACCGGATTGTGCGCAACGCGATCGATGTACCGAAAGCGCTTGAGCTACAGATCAAAGAGCGCGCGACCGCAGCCACAGAGTCACAAGCTGCAACCGCATCAGCTAAGTTGCCTTTCGAGCGGCAGCGCGCGGAAGCAGCCGCTTTGCAAGCCGCTACAGCAGCGGGCAAAGCAAAGTTTGAACGCGAAAACCCTGGCTTTACCATACAAGAGACTGATAAAGGATTGTTTAAGGTCAACAAGCGGACCGGCGCAACGGAGCCGTTGATGCAGGACGGCGAACAACTAAAAGCGCCAGAACGCCGCCCACTGGTTCAAATAGCACCTGGGGAGCAAGCTGAGACGGTGGAGCGCGGCAAAAACTACGTCAGGCAAGAAATCGATGTGCGAAATGCGGCCACAGCCGCCCGCAAATCACTGATTGGCATTGAGTCTGCACAAGACGTTTTGAGCAGGGATTTTGAAACAGGGTTTGGCACAGAGACAATTGCCAAAGGCGCGTCAGTGCTGGCGGCGCTTGGCGTAGACAAAGCTAAAGACTTCGCTACCAATTCACAAAAGTTCTTGCAGGCTGCCACTGAGCGGGTGTTGGCGGCTCAAACCGAACAAAAAGGCGTGCAAACCGACCAAGACGCGAAACGAATTGAGCAAATGGGTGCGCGTTTGGGCAACACCAAAGCCGCCAACGAGTTCATTCTTGATGTTGCTCGCACTCAAGCCGAACTAGCAATTGCCCATGACAAATTTTATCGAGATTGGCTGCGTGACCCCAAGAACAACAATTCGCTGCGCGGCGCAGAAAATGCTTGGCTAGAGAGCGAAGGCAACAAATCTATCTTCGAAAGCCCGCGTCTGAAGAAGTATGGCGTACTTCAAGCTGAGCGCGCGCAATCCACACCAGCGCCGTCAGGCCCGGTTGTGGGCGGCCGATCGGCTACGCCGCGCGGGTCTGCAACAATGTCGGAAGTCCCCGCATTTCGCACTGTGCAAGAAGCTGAAGCGGCAAATCTGCCCAGAGGCACACGGATTACTGTCGGCGGTAGGCCAGCAGAGGTGAACTAATCATGGGCGTCAGATTCCTTGATGAACAGCCGCAGCCGAGCAAGATTCGCTTCTTAGATGAAGCTGCCGCCGAACCGCAACCACACTACGCCGACGTCCCGTACACCTCAACGTCTGCGGTGCCGCTGACGCGCGAACGCAAGTTATCCGAGCTGTCGCCACGTGAGATGGTCATGGGCGCAATTGAGACGCCTGTAGCGCTTGCAGCCACGATTGCAGGCGCACCGCTATCAATCCTGACTTCTCGTGCCACGCCCGAGGTTAAGGCTGCCGTACGACCATTTCAGTACGAGCCTAAATCCGAGCTGGCGCAGCGTGCGGTTAGCGCGCTGGGCGAAGCAACCTCTGGTTTGCCGCCGTACATCCCCAGCGTCGGCGGTGCGCCTGCTGCCGCTCGTGAGGCGGGGGTAGCTCGCGCAGCGCGTCAAGGGCGCACCGCTGAGCGGCTGTCGGAAGAAGCCTATGCTCGTGGGCCTCAGATCGAAGCGGCGCAAGAGGCCAATCGGTTGGGTATTGCGCTGAACCCTGCGTTGTCAAACCCAACGCTATCTAATCAATTGCAAGCCCAAATGGCTGGCATTCCGCAATTGAACGCCAAGCTATCGGCGCAGAACGTCACGAAGTGGAGTGACATTGCTCGCCGTGAGCTTGGCATTGACCCGCGCGAACAACTTAACTCAAAGACGTTTGAAGCTGCTCGTGAGCGCATCGCTGCGCCATATCGTGAAGTTAAAAAAATTGGCCAGTTGATGCCAGACGAAGCGGTGTCTCGGCAGATTTCGTCAATTAGGGCGCCAGACGTCATTGGCGGCAAAGCCGCAACGTCAGAAGTTGCATCGCTTGTTGACGACGCGCTTGAGCGCGTTAACTCTGGCATGACGAGCGCTGACGCGCTACTTAACATTCGTCAACTACGAAATGAAGCGCAAGACATTTATCGCGGCGACAAGCTAACGCCTGCTGAACGGGCTACCGCCGACGCCAAGATTGGAATTGCTAACGCGCTTGAGAAGTTGATCGACATGAACGTCACTGATCCAGCGCTGCTGGATCGTTTTCGTGACGCCCGCACCAAACTTGCCAAAAGTTATACGTACGAGAAAGCGACCAACCTAGCGACTGGGCGCGTTGATCCAATTGTTATTGCTAAAATGATCGCTAAAGATGACGCTATGACCGGCGACATCGCGGCGATCGGTCGTATTGCGGCCAACTTCCCTGAGATAGCGGGTGGCGGTACTCAAGCCACTTTGCTACAGCGCGCGCTCCCGCGCCTTACTCGGTCTGGCGTGCCAGGCACCATTGGTCTGGCGGTAGGGTCGGCGTTTGGTACGGATTTGATTACTGCAGGGGCAATCGGTGCTGGGGCGGGTGAACTGGCCGGTCGCTATATGGGCAGGCGAATTGCATCGCCAGAGTTTCAGGCGCGTTCGGCAGTGCCGCCTGATTTGCGCATCCCAATGCCGCCGCCTCCTGCACCCGCGCCTCCGCCGCCTACGCCAAACTTGCCCGCGCCGTACGACTGGCGAAATGCAGTACAAACGCCAGATGAGTATTACGTGCCAAACTTTGTGTTTGGCCGACCGACGCCCGATGTGCGTGTTCAACCACCCACAAATGCGCTTCTGCCCGCGCCCAGCGCAGAATCGACAATGGCGGCTGTGGCGCAGCGCCGCGCGTTTGATCTTGATATGGAGCGCGCGCTAGCTCAACAGGCAGAGCAAGCTGCGGCTGCTCAAGCCGCTGCGGCCCGCCGTCCGGCTGGTGAAGGGATGCCCCTAGAGTTTGATCCGACCACCGGACGTTTGCGCCCCGCAAGCCAAGGGCTGAAAGGCGCAACGCCTGAGACGTTTGTTGATTACGGAGCCAATCTAGACGCTGCGGTTAAAAAAATAGAAAACAACGCGCGTGCTACGCTGACCGCAGAAGAAAAAATTGCGTGGGATCGGCGAAAAGTTGACCTTCAACAGCTTGACCCCAGCTTGAAAAAGTTGTCGGACGCGGCGCTTGTAGATCGGTCTATGGACCGTACTTGGGCGGCGGATGCAGTTCGCAAGGCGCGCGAAAAAGCGGCGGCGTTCGATCAGATTGCGCAGCGGTCGCGCGATCGGCAGGCGGTCCTAGAAGCGCAAGCCAATCGCGAGCGTATGCTTGAGCTGGCGGATCAACTAGAAGATCAACTGCGGGCACCCCGTCCTGTTCGTAGTGGTAGCCAAGGCAAGAAAACTATGGAATTTAAGCGTAATCAGCTTGCACCTAAACCCGAAAACAAGTTGATCGAAGGTGAGTGATGGCATCAGCAAACGAAGTGGAGGCTCGCTTGAACACGCATGAAGCGGTATGTGCAGAACGCTGGACTGAGACGATCCTGCGCATCAAGCGGCTGGAGCATATCTTGATCGGCACCGCCGGTGCTATCATCATGCTGCTCTTGGGGCTCGTGTTAAAGGTGTGAGATGCTAGACCCAATCAGTCTGTTGGCGACTGCGACTGCCGTCTTCAACGGGCTGAAGAAGGCGGTGGAGCTGGGGCGTGAGGCCGAGGATGTCTTTGGCCAGCTTGGCAAGTGGGCCGGCGCCGTCAGTGACCTGCAAGAGTGGATGAACGGCGAGCAGGCCAAGCCCCCGCTCTTCAAAAAGCTCACCTTTTCCAAATCAGCCACCGTTGAGGCGTTTGACGCCTACGCCGCCCAGGTCAAGATCAAGGAAATGGAAAAGACGCTGTACCACTGGTTCCACTACGGACCGCTCCAGCACCTTGGCCGCGATGGCTACGTTGAGTTTGTGCAAATGCGGCGGCGCATCAAAGAGCAGCGCGAGAAGATGATTTACGAACAGATCAGGCGGCGCAAGAAGTTCATCAAGAACGCAAGTGACGCAGGTTTGATCGCCGTCGTGGTGGCCACAGGCGCGCTGATTCTCTTTCACATCGTCATGTTCATCGTCGACAGGTGGCCGAAATGAACTACATCTTCGGCATCATCGTCTTACTCATGGCCGTCTTGATGTTGGCCCTTGCGGAGGTTAGTTACTGATGCTACCCATCGTCGCTGGTATCGTATCTACCCTCATCCAGAACAATCTGCCCAAGGTCGCGCAAGCGGTCGTGGACAAGGGGCTCGACTACGTTCAAGAGAAGACGGGCGTTGAACTCAAGCCCGACATGAACGCCGAGGACATCACGCGCCTGCGCGAACGCGCGATGCAGCATGAAGAATTCATGGTCGAGCAGGCGAACAAGAACACGGCAGACGCCCGCGCGATGCAGATCGCCGCGCTCATCAACGGCAACGGCATCAGCCGATCGTTCGTCTACGTGCTGGCGACCTTCTGGTCCTTGGTCGCAGCGAGCTACATCTTTATGATTACGATGGTGACGATCCCCACCGACAACGTGCGCTTTGCTGACACGGTGCTGGGCTTCATCTTGGCGACCGTAGTGGCCACAATCCTCAACTTTTTCTTTGGCAGCAGCGCCGGCAGCAAGGCCAAGCAAGATACGATTGAGAGCAAGAAATGAAAGAGAACTGGGAGCGGGCGCTGGCGGCTGTGCTGCATCACGAGGGCGGCTACGTAAATCACCCGTCCGATCCCGGCGGCATCACTAACCTTGGCTGCACCAAGGCGACGTGGGAGAAGTGGTGCGGGCATCCGGTGACCGAACAGGACATGCGCGCTCTCCAGCCCAGCGACGTGGCGCCGCTCTACAAGGAACGCTATTGGGGTAAGGTGCGCGCCGACGATCTGCCGGCGGGTGTCGACTACGTGGTCTTCGATACCGCCATCAAC